ATCATCTTTAACATGGTCAAGAGTGAATCCTGCATTGTATCCAATGTTAAAAATTTCATCATCACTCAAAGGTTCACGTTTTGGTGGTGCTTGTTCTTTATCCATCTCTCAATCCTTTTAAATAATAATGGGCATCCATAAACAAATCATTTTCTTCTGATAGTGGTCTACCCATAAATATGATTCAAGGCTCATTTACCCACCCCACATAACTTACTTATTTCATCAGCAGTTAAATTTTGTCTACTTATGTTTATAACACAATTAGTTGCTATGGTTTTTTCATGAACCATAGCGACAATACATACTAATAGGATTACCACTACTGCACTTGCAGCACTAAATGCTATAAAGTCATTACTCATAACTCCACCTCCCCAGAGTTCAACATATCGCAAGCACGTTGGGCGGATTCGCCTGTTGTGAAAAGAACAGTATTAACTTTATAATCATATACCGTTATAGCTTCCCATTTTCCTGCTGTTACTTTAAAAGCTAACGTATGTAGCCATCTGTCATAATTTTCATCATCCCCACACAGCTCATCCCTTAACGCAAGCAATCGATTAAACTTCCGCATCTCAACCGCTGCGCGTTCTGCTTGTTCTTTGGTTGGTCGTCTTGTACCAAACAACGTCGCCTGTTCACAATTTATTGATACTGTTGCAGAGACGATGTCATTATTACTGGTAATCCACCAATCTCCGCCTTCAGGCTCCCACTTCACCGGCTTGCGACGGTATTCGCAGCTTAGTACCCAAACTGGATGTGTACTCACACTTGACCATTCGGTGGCATCATTAAGCAACACTTGCCACAACTTCCAAGGCTCATTAGTTTTAGCCGCGTCCTTCGCATATTCCAACATTAACTCTGCGTGTTTATGTGGTACACTCATAAATCCCCCTTTGTGATTACTCTTTGTCTTACTCTCATAAATCACCCACACTTGCTATCGCCACAGTTAGTACACGTCATGCACCCGTCCATCAGTATCAGAGCTTTGACATTACATTTACTACATAGTTGCATCTCGACACCTTTGGCTTCTTCTTTCTTAGCTTCTAAGTACGCTTGTTGATGCTCATCCACTTCAACTTTAATAACACCAATGCTTATTAAATGTTGCTCGATAACTGTTCCTATTTCAGCCACCAGCGATGGCATATACACACCACCTTTTTTGTAGTAACCACCTTTCGGGTCAAAGACATTCTTGAGTTCTTCAACTAAAAACGTAGAGTCACCACCTTTGCGCCACACAGCCGACACTAAGCGCGTTAATGCAAGTACCCACTGGAAATGATCCATGTTTTTAGAGTTGATGAACATCTCATAAGGATGATGAACGCCATCAAGCACCATGTCATTGATAGTGATATACAGAGCGTGTTCGCTTTGTGGCGTTTTAATCTTGTAAGTTGTGCCGGTTAAGCAGTTTGGTCGCACTAAGTTTTCGTGCATTAACTGAGTAATTTTCTCAACAGGCAATGCTTCATCTTCTTTGTTAACTACTTTGTAGCCAACAATCTTTTGGTCAATTTTATTCATCTATTAAATCCTCAAGCACTTCCCCAATACAATCTAGCAGTACGCTAAGTCCTACTAACAACTCACTTGCTAAGTACAACAAACAGCAAATAAGGAATACAGGAAACTTCAGTATGTTTATTAATGTGTTCATCTTTGATGCCTTATGTCATTAAATATAGCGCGTCTTGCTTTGCATCTATCGCACTCCCGATAACCAAGGGATTGATAAACTCGCCAGTGATCATGTTTGCAATTGGTAGCGTCTGGTAACGCTCGTACTGCTTCTACCTTTTTAACTTTGTCCATATAATCCTCATACATAAACCAATCAATCCTACATAAGCAACAAGTGCCACCCAATCATCTAAAGTCATTGGTATCCCCTTTTGTATATTCAATTACAAATAAAACTATAGTGATAGCAATCACTGTCCAGTATATTAATTCGCCCATTGCTCTTCTTCCTCCAATGCTCTGAGCATCAACTTCAACTGCTCAATTTCTTTGAGGAGTTGAAGTTTAATTTTTCTTAGTTCTTTTTTGTTTTTCTGAGCCGTTTTAAGGCGACTTATACATTCGTCTTTGGTCATTTTATACCTACCTGTAGTTCACCTTTTACATTGCGCTCCATTTCATAAACCGCATACATCTTGCCGTCATGAATAATAAATTCACCTGTTGTTACTTTAATCACTTCGTAGTAATGGCGATGAAGTGAAGCAACAATACTCAAAGTTAAAATTACGCCCAAACAAAATGAAGCAATAGCTACATATATTGCGTCGTAGTTCATAATGTGTTTCATAAATCACCAGAGTTTTTTAGGTCGCCCACGGGGGGATAAATAAGTATTTACTAATGAGAACGCTTTTTCTAAATCAGATGTTGCCCACAGCCATGCTGTTTTACCTTGTTTACTAACACCTACGGGCAATACATTAAGCGCTATTAATTTACGTCTTAATGTTGCTTGCGACATTCCTGTTTTTTCTCGGAATTGTTTAATTGTCATTGAACTCATTGCACTGCCCCTGTTGATAAGTCATTACATATCGCTGTGATGATACGAGTCGGTCTTTTACTCATTTGGTAAGCACCAACAGCAAGATTCCATTCTTCGCGCCCATTGGTACAAGCTGTCATTGATTCATAAGGAATTACGCTTGTGGTGTAAGCGATGGTTTCTTTGGTAGTGCTATGACCTTTTTTGTCAATGTTAGTTTCTGTTGTTAGAAACGAGAGCGTTAATGTTAATGCCGCTGCGGTAATACTCATTTTTTATTCTCCAATACTGCGTTTTTAAGCGCTCTACGCAGACGGGTGATTTCGTCTAATGCGCTGAAGTGCAAGTACGCCATCGTCATAAACAAACCTATCATTAAGACATAAGCGATACTGCTTTTATCTAAATAGTCTAAACTTTCAATTATTGCGTCCATTGTCTGTGTCCTCAGCTATTACGCTTCTAGTGTTGATGAATTAGTATTAAGTTCTTCACGAACACCATCAAGCATTTCAACGCAATCATTAATCTGACTGTTGATTTCTTTAATAAATACTTCTCTATTTTCTGGTGTGTCAGTGCTACCAACTAAATACCCTATTGCTTGCACAAGCTCAAAGGTCAAATCGCTAAAGGCTTCTTGTTGGTTATCATGTTCCAACGCAGTTTTTAGTAATCTTGAAATAACATCATGGTGGTTAAACTTTCTTTGGTTCGACATATCTATCTCCTAGCATTTTTTTAAGTTGTTTTTCAGTATCTATTGCTCTTTGTTTATTGAAAGCATCCCATTGGGAGTGTGTCCAATACTTGCGCTCATCATCTTCTTCCTCAGCATACCAATATGCGTCAGAAGTGTTATCTTCAAATACTCGCATTTATATAACCTCTTGTTTGTGTTATACTCAATTTGCATTTCACTCCAACTGTTTGAAATGCGTTCATGTGTTAGACTCCTCGACTCTATTCCTACTGCCTGTTTACTCCTTTGGGGCAGTAGGATTTTTTTTGTTTCGAGAAACCGTGAAGCTATTTTATTGATTTTATCCCCTCAGTCAACCTTAACTTAACTTATTTTAATGCACGAAGTAAGTCAGATTGCACAATATCTTTATCTTTCAATACGTTAATGATTCGCTCGTCAATGCAGCCTTTGCAGATTAAGTGGATAATCCTTACCGCCATAGTCTGTCCTTGCCGGTACAATCGAGCATTAAACTGCTGGTAATACTCCAAACTCCAGCTCAGTGAAAACCACACAATCATGCTACCACCGTGTTGGATATTTAACCCATGTCCAGCGGAATTATGCGATATGAATACCTCCCCATTATTATTTCGTACAAGAAATCTATTTCTTGATCCGCAATCAACTAAATCAAATACTTCCGAGAACGTCGGTTTTTCGGATACTTTGAATTTAAATAATTGATCACAGCATCCTCCGGAGTCATTCCTAAATTTAAACGAGGGGTTATCGCTCCTCTGCTTATGTTCACAACCCTGCAAAATTCTGACAAGTGCATTTGTTTGCCTTTGTAAACTAAAACCCTGTTGTTTATTTTGTTTGCTTGTTGTTCCATATTTGTTGCCCATCGGCAATTGTCTTTGGAATAACCTTTTGAATTGTCTATCCGATCTAAAGTTAGATTGTCTGAATATGTTTCTTTCATATCTGAATAAAAATTCTTGAAGTCTAACCATTCTTTCGCAACGCCCTTGCCTTTTCCACCATATAGAATGTAGCTTCGATCGTATTCTTTCGTTGCTCGACTCATCATCCCCTTCCAAATACTCCAAATTCTTGTATTTGTCATTAAATGAAAGTTTTCTTTTACGCATTTTGAACAATGTTTTCTGTTCTCTTTGTTCGCTCTTAAAACATTTTGTTTTAATAGTGTGTGTATTTCCCCGCAATGGCAACATTGAGCTAAGGTAAGCGTCAGTTCCGCTGTAGCTGTAATTCGCTTTTCTTCTAGTATGGATATTATTTTGTACATTTTTTGCTTCCACCCATTTGTCATCGATAAGTATTTTATGATTCTCGGTCATGGTTATCCCCATCACATCAATCACTTCTTTTACACCAGAAAAATGACACCCGCTATGGCTTACAAATTCAATACCATCAAAAACACGTTCGTCTTTTTTCACATCGACAATCTTAGTCCATCCTCTATGTTCAGTCAACACTTCAGTCGATGGATGTAAACAAGCCGGATGAGCAAATAGAAGGGGTATTTCGCCATTGTTCCATTCGTCAATAGTGTTTTGATGCTTATCGAGAACTCGTGCATTAGGAAAGCGTTTAAGCAATCGCTCAATATCGCTTTTGAAGTTATAGGCAACAAGGATATTCTCCCCATCGTTTTGCTCAATAATGTCTGCAAGCGCATCGAGTTTTGCATCGTGAACGACTTCATAGTTTTTAAATTCATCGACGTACACAGCACCAGCGCAATACTGCAATAACTTATTGGCAAGTGTCGCTGCGCTCAATGCTTCAACTTCAGACTCCTCAAACTTCAAATAAAGTTTTTCTTCAAGAAGTTTATAATTGTTCATTACTGTAGGTGCTAATTCAATTTCTTCATATAATTCAATGTAGTCTGGCATTTCAAGGTAATCGCTGGTTTCCATTGATATGGTAAATGGCGCTATCAATTCTTCGATTTTCTTTTGTGAGTCTTTGCGAGGGGTATATTTGTAACCGCTATAATCCTGTTCAAAGAATCGGCTTTTATACATAGTCATAGTTCGCCCAAGTGCTTTACCGTTATCTACTAAATAGCATTGCGACCACAAGTCAAGTAAGCCATTGGGTGAAGGTGTGCCTGTAAGCAGGGTAATGTAGTGAACATAGGGAAGTGCTTTGCGTAGCGCTTTGACACGTTTGCTTTTATCGCTTTTAAAGCTGCTCGATTCATCAATGACCACCATTTGAAATGGAAATTTATCTCTGTAATGCTTAACCAGCCAAACCACGTTTTCCCGATTGATGACATAAACGTCCGCATCATGATGCAAGGCAGCTAGGCGCTTTTGCTCTGTGCCTGTACATATTTTGAATTTTAAATCTTTGAGATGTTCCCATTCCTTTGCTTCTTGCGCCCAGACGCTATTAGCTACTCTCAGTGGCGCGATAACAAGCGCTTTGGTAATTACACAAGCGTCAATTAAATCGTGGATTGTAGTGAGCGTAGAAGCTGTTTTCCCCATCCCCATTTTAAGCGCACAAAGTGTTCGCTCTTGTTCAATTTGAAACGCGGAGGTTCTGACTTGGTAATGACGGAGTTCTACTCTAGTGCGCATAATCGCCTTCCACTGGTAATCGATAAAGTAACAGGGTATCTACCGCTTCTTTTGAGTCAATGACATAGACATGAACACCCATCTCACGTCGCCTTTGATGATCTCGTTCTTGCGCTTCAGTAGGTTTCTTTTTAGGCGCTTTGCATTCAACAAAAAATATCGGTTGAAATGGCAAGGTAATTAAACGGTCTGGGACGGATCGACGATTGGGCGATGTAAACTTCTCGCACGTTCCACCTACTTTTTTGATTTGATCGCACAGGTATTTTTCAATTTCTTTTTCAAGCATTGTAACCAACTCCTTTTAACACTTCATTTGCCTTAGTGTAGTAATAATAAAAATTAACATCCTCTGGAAAAGCATTTGGCAAATTCATCAATGGACGACAGCCTTGTGACATCGGGACTTTGTTTCCATTCTTTGCATAAACAAGTGACATATCAGCAAGACCTAAATCGCAACTGTGATAAAAGCGAACTGCTTTACCAAGATACTCCCCTCTAAACAATGCGCCACCTGTTACTCTGCGAACTGTGACAAACTTTCTAATGTCCTCACAATCGGTAATTGTCTTTTCAATTGGCGTTCCGTTAGCGATAAATTCAGCAACGGCTTCATAGATGATTAAGCCGTCGGGGTTTTTGCTCAGTGACGCTTCACCAAAGCACCCTTTGCATTTAGTTTTACCATCGAGCTTCACAGCGATATAGTTATTTACATCACGCGATGCCAGTTCACGGTAATCGGTTTGCTCTAGCGTATAGCTGGTTTGAATTTCCCAATTAAATAATATTTCTTGAAGCATGGGCATTTGACTTTCGTGGTAATACGTCACAATCCCATCGGTATTCGCACTGACTACGCGAATACCATTTAGTTCAAGTTCTTCAATTAACATGAGTAGGGATAACTGACCAGTGATAGTGGTTTGCAAAAGTAACTGTGGTGAGTATAAAGCACTGTATTTGCTGCCAAATTTGCCAAATGATCCATTGAGTACAATTTTTAACGTATCGGCAGTTACCTTATCACCTATGTGTTTTGCTGCGATACGTTTTTTTACAACACCTTGATATAAATCTAAAAAAGATTTCCCCATAGATTCTGGAAATAGTTTTTGTTGTAAAATAATACTTGGATAATAGCTCGCGGCATCGTATTCAGCTAAGTAAAATTCATTGTTAGTTTTGATATGTTGTGCTGTTTCGCGTGAATGTAAACCTCCAATACCCATTTGATATGCCGAACTCCCAATTTTAATAGGTTCACCTAACCATTTAGGTAACTCAACACTACCATTATCTTTGAGCGCAAAGGTTTCATAAATTAGCTGGTCAAAAATATCACAAAGTTCCTGTGTTTTAAATTGGATAATTTCGGGATTGCGATACTTAAAAGTAAAATTGTTATCGTATTTCTTTGGGCGGTAAGTTTCTAACGTCAATGCTGACAGTTCAGATTTAATTACCGCTTCGGCAATCTGCGCATCGGATTTTGAATTGAGGTTGATACCGTATTGCTGCGTCATCTCTTTGCGCAAGTCTATTTGCCCTTTGAGCTTGTCAAACAGTTCACCTGTAACTTGCGTATCGTTTCTGCAATACTCGCGCATCAAGTTACGCTCACTGTCTTTTATTAACTCATTAGGATCAATTGGTAAGTCTTGCATTTTCTTGGTGTGAATACGTCCACCGTAAATTTTAAGCGATGCTTGCCCAATGGGAATTTCAATAATGTCGATATGTTTATCGTAAGTAGGGACTTGGAGGTTATGCTCTTTGAGAATCTGCCAAGTAACGCGCTGATCTGTGATTATTTTTGTGGAAAGTTTGTGGAGCTTCTTACAATCCCATGATTCCAATGCGCCATGAATAACAGGTATATCGTAGTTCAAACCATTAAATGAAACGGTTTCGTGATTAAGAAGTAGACGCTGTATCTTTTTGGCTTGTTCTTCGTTTAACTTTGCATCTTCGCCAAACAATTCTATTTCAAGTGTCGAACCTGTAGCGTGATTGACAGCTAAAAATAACCAGTAGTTTTTGTAACACTCAGTGTCAATAATGTAAGTATTCATAGGGGTATCCTATTTGTGAATATGAAAAAAAAACCGACAAGTTGATAACAAAATGTCGGCAGAGGAGAGGTGGAGCTTGAGGTTTTAATAAATACACTTACTTATTAAAAACCCAATTGGGCGACACGCATATTGGCGTATGCGTGTCTAGGATTTAACGCAACACACTATACACTCAAAATATAGTGTGCTTAAAACATTCAACAAAAGCCAATAGCTAAATAATCAGTTTAACTATCACTAAAAGCACTGTTTACTACCCCACTACAATCAGTTCTAATCTTCCCTATGTAGTTAGTAAATTACCGTCACCGATAATCTTAACCCGAATCGAGCGCGTAGCTAGTGCGCTTTACCGATATTAAAGGCTGCAAGGTTGCGAATTGCGGTACGCTACAAGCAATGCTTTTAGTGATAGTGATTGTCTTTCCAATCTGTCATGATAGTAATCTCAGTATTCGTTGGCGTACTTTCAGCCAATCCCAAGTCTCATATTTCTGAGCGTCTGGCCATTACAGGTGCGCTATGCGCGTACTATCAAGTCATAACAGGTGAGGACTTACACCATAGAGCGTCAGCGTCATCACGTTAATGACCGCGACCACCTTAGAGCCAGTCTGTTATGACTTGATAGTGCTTGTCTTTCCAAGCTGTCAATTAACTTTTACGATGTTAATCCAATCGTCTTTTCACCACACTGAGGACACAGAGTATTTAGAAATCATCTTCTTCTGATTCGTCGTCAAACGCATCAGCACTTGCGACTTTGGCATCGGAGAAGGTTTCACCATCTTTCTTGAACTGAACGCCAAGAATATTGGCAAGAATTTGTTTCCCGCCTTTAGGATGATTTGAATACCAGAAGTCAAAAATAGCATTGACATAGCATCCTGCATAAACCTTATCATCTTCTTCGGTAATTGGAGCGCGATCCTTATCAAAAACTGGGATACGTTTGTTTGATGAACCTTTAAGCGCCATCATGTTTTCATAGCCATCATAGTCTTTAGTGTCACCGTCTTGGAAACAAGTGATTTTTAAACCTTTGGGCGCACCATCTTTAAATGTTTGAGCAATGAATTTATCAATTGCTGCTTGGGTAATTTTGTGATTTTTACTACCTTTTTCCATTAGGACGGTAGCTTCAAATTTTGTTTCTACGTTTTCAAATACTGCTTTTTTAAAAAGCGCTGGAAATGATAAACGAACTTCGCCTAATTTAATTTGTGTTTCTGACATTTTAGCCTTCTTGCTTTTAGCATTATGGTTTTGGGATTAGGTGAGGATGGGTTATTGATAAATCGCCAATTAAGTGATTTCCCATCCTCGTTTTAACTTAACCGGAGAGATAAGTTGAGTTAAGTTTAGATTGATTTATTACATCTGTCAATCGTCAAAATCAGAAAAATCATTTGCAGAAACTGACAACGATTTTCTGGGGTCACTTTCTGGCACAACGGTTGGTTTGCCCGATTTTTTAACTATCAGATTTTCAAAGTCTTTTATGTTTTTCTTACCTACTAACTTTTCAAATTTAGCCACTGAAATAAAACTACGCTCAAACAATTCTTCCTCAGTGTGTGCGTCAGAGAGTGCAATAACGGCTTCTTCTTCACTACCCCAATCGCGTGAACTGCGACCTTCAACAAGTTTATAACCGGTAAAGCTATTGCCCGATTCTAAGCGCTCTCTAACGTGTTCTTCAATAGCACTCAGCCATGATTTAATCAGTATTGCGCTACTCAGTGCAAGGTTAAGCTCTGCGTCGGATAACCGGTTTACGCTGGGCAGCTCGTCGAAAAAACCAAATTCATTTTGTATGGCATTCTCTGTGTAGCGCATAAGCTCTGGACATCGTGACTTGTGCTTACACCATTGGCATTGCTTCTCACCTGCTGTGAGTGGTGCATTATCCTGCATAGCCAGCTCTGCTCGCTCTTTAACCCACTCACCAAATGCTAGTAACTCGTCGATACTTATTGTCAATTCATCAATATGGTCTAGTCGCGGCTGATAGATAATCATTGTGACGGTCTTGATATCTTCGAGCATACCGAACTCGCTATAGACTCCTAGCGCGTAGATTTTGGTTTGCGTGGTATCAGCATAGACCTTTACGCCTTTACCGTACTTCAAGTCGATAATTGTTACGTTATCGTCATTGAGGATGATGCAATCGGCTGTACCAAAACCGTCTTGAGCGTACTCGCTGTAGTCGAGTTTTTGCTCGTAGATTTTATGCCCTTTGTGTTCTGCAATGAAGTCCATGTAATCATTTACATGATGACACATGGCTTTATCTACTGTTATCCAGTTTGTTTCCGGTAGTTGCTTACCTTCAAAATCGAATGGATTAATATCGCCTTTCAAGCATATCTCTGCAAGCTCATGCGCGGCTGTACCTTCGTCTGCAAATGCGCTACGGGATTCCTTATAAGGCTTTTGCGCTGCGACGCTACCGGAGCAATATAGCCAAGTAGCACTACCACTTGCGCTCAGTAAAGAGTGTTTAGGCGCTTCTTCATTAGACATTGAAGCTCTCCAAGAAGTTATAAAATTCAGCATAGTGTTTAGGCGCAAGAGTCATTGTGCTAGATGCGTCAAGTTCAGTTAACTTATCCACAATTTGCTCTTTTGAAATAGCATTACGTTGACGCAGTTCAAGCGCTATTTCTTTTAATAGCTTTGATGTTAAAAGAAGTTCGGGTTCTTTTACTTCTTCAACAGGTTCTTCAGCGAGTTCTTCCACTTCTACTTCTACAGGCTTTTCTTTTTTCTTTACTGCTTTAGGTTTTACTTGTTCGGTTACTTCTTTGGCTACTTGTTCGGCTAGTTGTTCAATGGCTGTTTTCTTAGCGCTAGATGATCCTGCTCTACCTTCATCCCTATCTACTTTCATCGCTTTGTTCATTGCTTCGTGATGCTCAATATCAGTGATGATTTCAACAGTTTCTTTATTATCCTCAATAATTGTAGGTGCTAAAGTTTCATCAAGCGTTTTGACAACATCCTCAAGTCTGTATTTAAACGCAGTTGATTGCTTAGTTAGCTTTTCGTGAATACCTTTACTGATACCTGCTTTGATAATTTCATCCGTTTGCACTAAGCGCTCTGCTATTTCATGCAATAACTCATAGCTAAACTGAGTGTTTGTGCCATGTATTAATGAGAGTGAAATGAATTCACCAAGTTGGGTGTTTGTGAGTATTGTTAAATCATTCATTGTGTTTTTCCTCTGTTGTTGTAAAATGAGAGTCAATCTTAACTTAACTCACAAAGAGATGCAAATGGAAAATGAAGAATTTTATGACGGTGTGACCGTTGATGATGTGGTGCAGTGGTTTGGTGGTGAGCAGGTTGTGTTAGCAAAGAAGTTAGGTGTGACTAAAGCAGCAGTGTCGTATTGGGTAACTGAAGGAAAGATACCGGCAAACAGGGCGATACAGGTTGAGCAATTAACCGATGGGGCAATTAAGGCAGTTGATTTACCAATAATTAAAAGATAACGAGGATTGTTTATGGTGGAGTCTACTAAAACGTACCGCATCAGTCGCGGGGATAAGAACAGCGCTGTCTGTCGCAATGTGGAGGTGACATGGGAGCGAATTTGTACGGTACTCGGTAAACACAAAGTTGCAAAGACCAAAGAGCAGGAAGGATGGTTTTGTGGCGGTGGGTTCAGTAATGGGTATCGCAACACGGAGAACCTGCTCGGACGTTCACTTTTAACCATTGACGTTGATGAATGCGCAATGACTAAAGGAGAGATTGAGTTTGAGCTGGAGATGACCGGCTTTGCGCTCGTTGCGTACTCAACATGGCGTAGTACAGATGACGCTAATCGCTTTCGTATAGTGTTACCACTGTCACGGGAGGTCAGCGCGGAGGAGTATGTTACCGTGATGCACTGGTTCGCGTCGGAGTTTAGCAGTTTTATTATTGATGACAGTGCTTTTAAGCCTGCTCAGTTTATGTATATGCCAAGTGTTAGCGCTGGTTCGATTGAGTCGTCTTTTGTGATGGTGATGGAAGGCAGTGAGGTTGATGTGGATGTAGCGCTTGCCTTTCCTGTTGAAAAGCGGGTGCAGGGAACTGTCAAGGATTACTTGACAACTGAATTTGATGTAGATGATACGGATGATGACGCGGATGATATGCAGGGACTCTCGCTTGCACTCGCGCATGAGCCGATTGATGTCAGTGATGCACTGGTTGAAGCCAATCTCGATGCACTGGTTGAAGCGGCAGGCGATTACTCGACGTGGATTACCGTCGGGCAAGCATTGCATCATCAATATCGCGGATCGGATGATGGGAAGTTGCTCTGGCTACATTGGTCAGCTAACTCGGATAAGTTCAACGCGGCAGATATTGACCGCAAATGGCAATCATTCAAGACGGAAAAGAAAGTGCGCCCGTTGACGTTTGCCACAGTGATTAAGATGGTGAAGGACAGCGGAGTAAGTGTTGGGGAGATTGTCGAACGGCAGGTTAAAGAATTGCTTATTACCGGATCAGAAGGTCTGTCGGTTGATAATGACAGGGCGTATGAGGATGTGCGCAATAAGTTGCGTAAATTACCACTCAGCGCTGTGACATTAACCAAGCGTCAGCAAATCGCACAGGACATTTATGATCGATGGGGTAAAGGTGAGGGGATGACGAAGTCGGCTATTGTTCGTGAGCTTTGCCCACCGAAGAAGGGCGGACTGATTGTTGAGGAGATGCCGTCGTGGTTGAACAACTGGGTTTATGTGCAACGTCCGATGGAGTTCCATAACTTGAAGCACGGCTACTCTATCAAGCGCGAAGCCTTCAACGCGGAGTTTGATCGCATGGATGAGTGTGTCGCTGCGGAAAGGTCAGCATCGTCGATGGCGCTCGTTGATTGGAAACTCGACACGGTAATCGATACCATGTACTGGGCGAGTAAGAACGATGGGATTTTCGTTAATGATAACGATGGACTGCGATATGTGAACTCGTATAAGAAGCGCGGAGTTTTACCATGTGAAGTGATGGACGACGATGGGTTGCGTGTTGTGGATATGATGCTCAAGCACTTGGAATTCACGCTGGTTGAACCTAAAGAAAGGGCGATACTGCTGGACTGGATGTGCCATGTTGTGCAAAACATTGGCAGTAAAGTGAATTGGGCGGTACTTTTGCAGGGTACGCAAGGTGGCGGTAAAACCTACTTTACTCGCATTTTGCAGGGGATACTTGGGTCGAATGCCACGCAGCTCGATCCGAAGCAATTTACGAAGGGGACGTTTTCGGGATGGGCGTATGGTTCGGTATTGAATATCGTTGAGGAGATACGGCTATCGGGCGATAACAGATGGTCGATTATCGATACAATGAAGCCATACATTACAAACGAAACGATACAGATTGAAGAAAAATTTTCTAACTCTAGGACTGTTCCGAATTTCACGTCGTATTTTCTTTTAACCAATTATCAAGATGCACTACCAATTACCAATGGTGATAGACGTTATTGCGTTTTGTATAGTCGCTGTCAGTCGGAGGAACATTTGTTTGCACTGCTCGGTGGTGAGCAGGAAACCAACCGGTATTTTGAGAAACTGTTTTCAGAAACAGACCGTCGCATGGATGCACTTTGCCACTACTTTATGAATCGGGTGATAAGTGGGGATTTTTCAGCGAAAGGTCGAGCGCCTAAAACCTTGTCGCGTGAAAAGATGATTGGGTATTCTGTGTCACATGAATTTGAAGAAGTGAAAGATTTGATTGCGCATTACCACTGTGAGGTCATTAACGAAAACATAGTCGATATCACACTACTTGGTAAACTTAATTTTGAAGAGTTTGAGCCTTCAGTTTTAAAACTTCCAAAAACGTCGGCATTGACTCGGATACTTTTACAGATTGGCTACGAGAAAGTTCACAAAAGAATCGATGTACCGACAAGCGATGGAGGGCGAAAAAAACACACGATTTGGCGACGTAGCACTCTGGACGAGAATGAAGTTATCAAGAAAGTCCGCGAGCATTACGGAATTTAAAATTTTAACTATGTCGCAGAGAAAAAACGCTAAATTTTCTTTGCGACATAGTTACTATGGATTTGCGACATAGTTTGAAAATCACTATGTCGCACCTTCAAACCCTTATAAATACTACATTCTTATACTCTCTGCGACATAGTAGACATAGTTTTAGTAATAATTGGTATAGAGATTAATTAATAGAAATATAGCCTTTTTTGTATTGATTTATAATATATATATAAATGGGAAAAACTATGTCCACTATGTCGCTATGTCGCAGACAAAAAAAGCCGGTAATTAACCGGCTAATATTTTATTCTGATTCGAGTCCATGGTTTCGTGGATCATATTGCCTATGTCCAGCACGACCACCACACCCTTCGCATTGAACAAAAACGTCTAAGACTTTACCATCTTCATCGACGTATGTTTTTGCACCGTCCATGGGATTGAGTGGCGCTGTCATATCGCAACCGCAATCTAAACATTTGTCGTAAGGCAGTGAACGATACTTTTTAAACTCCATCATCGTCCGAATTGCTAAACTCACAAAAGCCGATTTTGATTTAAGTCCAGCGGCTTCGAGAAAATCAATTAAATCTCCCTGTATTGATAATTGATAATGTCTTGATTTTTTACGCGGATCAATTTTAGGTCTACCGCGTGAAACTTTTAAGGCTTTAGGAACTTTTACTTTCATTGCCTTTTTAGCGAACAGCATTTTTAATTTCCCCATATTCTGCTTCGAGTGATTTCCATGCGGTAACGTATTCTTTGTATGCTTGGAACAAGTGAACGTCCTCCATGTGAAGCATTTGGATATATTCACTTGGTAGCGATTGGATATATTGTTTAAAGGTCATCATCATGGTTTATTCTCCGGTGTAAATATAAATGCGTTGTTTGTCGTTATAAATTGGCAACCCTTTGCGGTCATAATGGCGCACAATTTTAAAACCAATCTTTTTACCATCTGCCGTAAAGTAGTCTGTTTTTGAACCGTGTACCTTATTCCATTCGCCAATCGATAAAATCATTCGGCTACGTAGGTTTGGAAAGGAAGCACGGCATTTTTCTGCAAAATCATGATTAGTATCAAGTTTGAATGATGACATGGTTATTCTCCCCAAAGTACGATTAATTCAGCAACAAACACAACAGTAAAAATTGTTGTAAGGATTGAGCCAACTACTACGTCATAAAATGTATTCATGTTATATCTCCGGTTTAGTTAGTGTAATAGCACACTGCATAACGGCTTAAAGATAAGCCGTTACACGCTGAACTATTCCCAGTCGTTATATTCTTCTAGCACGTCAACTACACGCCCGCTAACGTCAATTAATGCGCTGTTAGCGTCGTAGATTTGCGCGTGCACCATGTCGCCAATATCTTTTCGTGTTGTCATTGGTGCGACGGTATCGTTATCTAGTAATAATGTAATCATGTTTGCTTCTCCAGTTAAATATAATCAAGTTCTTTTGCAATGCGTTTCAGTGCAGTTTCAATGTGGTTATCATCAAGATACTGATAAAGAAAATCAGTAGCGGTAAAATGTAATTTCGCAGCTTTGAACAATCCCCATATAAAAAACTTTTCTTTGTTCTTTCCAAGGTCGTTTGCTTTGAATGCTAGCATTTGATCGCGTGGCAATGCTTTAATAGCGTCTTTCATCATGTTGTAATGCGCTAATTTCATTTTCATGCTTGCAATCTCCCTGCTTTATACGCTCTTACATACTTTTTCATTACGTCAAGTGATTTGCTGTACATCATCAAGCCACACGGAAAACACACAGATAGTATTTCAGTGTCGTTATAATGCGCACCACAAATATACTCCCCCTTGTAAAAAATTGACCATGAGCAACAAATTAATGTGGAATTCCAGCGTTGTGCTGCTAAATTGTTTTGATACGTTCTATTTGCTATCATTTTATATCTCCGGTTACTTTGCAATTTCGTTAATGAAAACCACGTCATTGTGGCTATAGCATAAACGGCAGTCATTGCAGGATTGACTGCAATTAATAGCGATAGAAGGTTTTAAATCTGATTTTTTATGCGCTGTGAAAACTTTATCGTACCCAGTAGGCAATTTTTCAACTTTGTTTTTCTTTGTGCTGCTGTGGATCAAAATCACGTTAGCCGGTTTGCTAACCATTTTTAAAACTTTTTTAATCAAGTCTTTGCGTTTAGTCCAGAATCCAAAAACGGTCTCGGGGTTTTTTCTTGCAATGTTGAAGTAATTTAAAACGTGAATTTCATTATGAACTTCTCCGTAGCTATCAAAACGCGCGACAGCAAAATTTAAACGCGGTAATTCAGATTCTAAAAGAATCCGTTTGTACAAATCGGCATTGCGTTCTAATGCTGGTGATAAACTAGGATACATTTGCTCGTTACGCGCTGCGTAGCAAGATGAACAAATAATAGTTTTGTCGTTCTTTTCTCGCATTTTGTTGCAGAATGGATTTAATAAAGTACTAGTATTGATAGAAGGAATAAATTCCATTTTACCGCTACCTGTCGTTATGTGAAGTTTGAATTTCATTGTGTTCTCCGGTTTAGTTTTAAGATTTAACGCTGTGCTTCGCGTTGGTGATAAGATAATCGATGTAATTAAAATAATCAACAAAATTATTTTAATTAATTAAGTTTAATAATTTTGTTTAGCGTAAAATTAATAAGCTATTTTGCTATGTGTTTGATTAAATTGAGGAAAACGGAACGATAGCGAATCGCTATTATCTTTTCAGCCTGTCCGCAATCATTGCCGGTAGGGTTCATTCCTAGCATCAACTGCTGCACAAATCAGCAGGCACAAAAAAGCCTTAAAGATATTGCCTGTTAATAATTACCTGCTAAAATTCAATTGCCATCGTGGCTTTTATTTAACTTATGAGGTTTCAAAATGGATATTATCCAAATCAAAAAAGAATTGCGCATTGACTCCCGCCTACTTGCTGGTCAATTAGACCATCGTCATCGAACCATATTTGCATCAATAACAAAGTACGAAAAAGAATTAGCCTCACTTTCACTGATGCGATTTGAAACGGAGGCAGTGAAAGTAGAAGGGGAACGCGGTTATAAAATTCAAAAGTTTGCACTACTCACAGAGGATCAATGCTATTTTGTCTTAACCTTAATGCGAAACAATCAGAACGTCGTAGCGTTGAAGTTAAAACTGGTGAAAGCCTTTCGAGATGCTAGAAAACAAATTGCCAATAGGGATATGGCGCGCCTATCTGGTAAACAGGTGCGCAGAGATGAAACGGATGCTATAAAGGAATTGGTCGAATACGCGACGACTAAGGGTTCTAAGAACGCGCAATTCTACTATCCTAATATTACCATCATGACAAACAAAGTCATTGGTATAGATAAGGGGCAACGTGACACACTAGATACACGTCAATTATGTGTCCTGCAAATGATTGAAACGGCTATACGTATTGCAATTGGTGACGGCTTGCGTGAACAACTCGACTATCATGACATCTTTGAATTATGCAAAGACAGAGTTAGCGAACTACAACCACTCCTCAAACTAAACTAGCAGGCACAAAAAAGCCCTACCGGTTTTAAATTCCTACAGGGCTTCTCTAACTTAAAACAAATAAAATATTTTACCTGCTAACTTACACTAGCATTTTTTACCACCACCGCCTTTACCGCCTTTTTTCTTCATAGCCATCTGGATCACCTCCTTTTTTATGACATACTTCAATTATAGTATAGCTGTGATACAATCGCGCAAAATCTTTATCACTTCATCGTCGTGAGGACGTTATGACAATCAGACAAAATTCTTTTATAGCTGGTGAGATGATCAGCAGAAAACAAATGGATCAAATGGGTATGCCAATAGGCAACCCACACAAACCTCCTTTCAAACAAAAAGAAATGCCTTTTTTTATCGCTCCAGCAGTCACAGCAGCAAGCGTGGCAATTGGCACAGCGGCAACAGTTGGATCAATGGCGGCAATCGGCACAGCGGCTCTTGCAACAGTCGGGGCAATTGGTACAATCGCAGCGGTCGCAGGGACAGCAATGTCGGTAGTCGGAATGGTTACAGGCGATAAAAGCCTGATGAAAATAGGCGCAATTGTAGGTCTAGCAGGTGGCGTGGCTTCGCTTGCATCCGGTGCTGTAGCTTCACTTGCTGCTGGTGGGGAATTTGCCATGGGGACAGCAGGTATTCAATCAGCTAATGCGGCTAATGCGGCAGCGGTTAATACAAGCAACCTTCTGGCTAATGGCGCAGTAACTGGTGGATTGTCAGCAAGTAAAACGGCATTAAACGGATTGACTGGGGAAACCGCAAGACAGGCTGCGATTAATACAGCTCAAATGTCACCTGTTACATTACAAGGAGGGGCAACCAGTAGTCAAATAGGTAGCGCATTAGGTCAAAACGCAACCATATTGCCTAATTCCGGCTTAATTGGTAAAACTGCAAGCGGTGCTTTATTAAGTGGCGCGGAAGCGTTGAGGGCAGGTGGTTCTGGTGCAGCTTTAGCGGCAAACTCAGCGGCATCAAGTGGCGGCTTTATAGATAGGCTAATGGGTAGCATGACTGAAAAAGACTATGTAATCACAGGCTTTAGCGCGTTAACAGGCGGGGCAAAGATGATGCAAGGCAATCAAGCAAGCGCTAATCAGCAAAAACAGTATGAATACGCACAATCAATCAGAAATCAACGTACCGCCAATCTTAACAGCGTCCCAAGCCTACGCAATACACTTGATGCTAATGCTGGTTTGAACGCTAACGCAGGACTATAACAATGGCTACAATGCAAGACACAGCAAAGAAAACCGGCATGACTAATGAAATGCTGATCCAGATACAAAAAAATATAGAATCAAAAGTATCTCCAGAGAATAAACAGCGCTATGAGAAAACAGTCTTGGCCGCTGAAACTTTAATGTTTGATCCGAAAACCCATCAAAACATGGAACTAGTCAAGAATCCAGATAGCCAATCTAACCTAGTTGAAACGGTCAGCAAAGGCGTTAGCGGCTTAATGTGGTTACTCTATCAGCAATCAAAGAAAAGTTTACCGGCAGAAGTGCTAGTATTTGCAGGAACGACCACTATCTGCAAGGTGCTAGACTTTGCAGAGCGCGGTCTACGTCTACCACTCACTCCGGAAATCATCTCACAGACAACCAAGCGCACAACAGATAAACTGTTTGAGCAAATGGGCATCACACCAGAACAGCTCAAAGCGGCAATTGCTCAAGGTAAACAGGAAATTGAGGATTACCAAACGCATCAAGAGTATGTTGGCAATAAGATGCAGGCAGTCAAGTCTAAAGGCACAGCGCCTAATAAACCAGTCAAGCGAGGAATGTAATCATGGCTTATGGAATGTTAACTAGTTTTGCCTTAGGCGCTGCGCAAGGTCTAGGCACGGCAATGATAAATAAATACAGCAAGGATCAAGATGCTGAGATTAAAGCTAAAGCGGATGCAGAGCGTGAAGCACGAATTGAAGAAGCGGCCATAAGGCTGGAAGGTAGAAAGAATTTACGATCTGATTATGAATATGATCGCAAAGCAGCAGACGAAACCATTACAAAAGGCGAAGAACGTCAAGCCAAATATGATGAAGAAGAACGCAAACAAAAAATGCTAAATGATCCCTATACCTTGCAAGGTCAAAAAACCGTAGCTGAAACTGAAACTACAAAGAAACAAGGGATGTTAGCCGAATCAAACCTAGCAGAAAAAGAAAGAAAAGGACAACAAGATGAATTGATACTAGATATGCAACGACAACTAGTTAATGAAACCGATCCGACTAAACGATCTGAAATTGCTACTAAAATAGCGCAAATGAGCGGTAAAACAGGAGATGAAAATAAAACCCTGTCAAAAGTGGTAACACCAGACGGTAAATCTTTCTTTGAAATCACTGGTGTACTTAACACGCGAACAGGTCAAGAGAAATGGGCAGAAAATACAACGCCTATTAATCCTAAAGAAGTTGAAGCCAAGGCTATTGCTTATGCTAATCTGCAAGCCGGTACAAACCTAAAGAATGTAGGTGAAGCCGACGCGCTAAAATCTAAAGGATGGGGGGATACCGAAACTAATAACGCTAAAACTGCGCAATCGTTCACCAATGCTTACAATGAATTCAAAGTAAATGGCGGTAAGATTGTAGAACAAGATAAACCAAACTATAGTCCTGCACCATTTAAAGCGGATGATCCTGCTAAACAAAAAGAATATGACATTATCTTTGGTGGCGTAGTTAAGCAACATGAATCGGGCAGTAAAGGTGTTAATGCTCAAAACCCAACGTCAAGCGCAGGAGGCACATGGCAATTAACTGATCCAACGGCAGAATTCTATGGTGCTAAAAAAGACGCGAACGGTAAAATATCTAACGCTGAAAAAGATAGAGTTGCTCCGAAATTTTATGCGGATGTTTACAAGACAACCAACGGTGATCCAGCAGCTATGATTGCAGCGGGATTTGGTCAAAACGATATTAAAAGTGCTATTAAAGATGCTGAGAAAAAAGGCACAAAATGGTGGGTAGAAACTGATAGCATTACGCCTAAAGATATGAACGAAAGTTATATTCGTGCTAGAGAATCAGTTGCACTACTTCGAGCAAACGGTATTGAACCCGATACAAGGTTATTAGATTTTGTAGATAACTATAAAGCGACTAAAATTGCATCAACAGCACCAGATAAAACTGGATTTACATTAAGAGCAGTGCGCCCAGCGCTTTAAGGAATTAAACAAATGGCTATATTTACTTTTGCAGCACCAGACGGAAAAGAATACGATATTGAAGCGCCAGAAGGTGCAACCCAAGATCAAGCATTGGATTACTTAGTATCGAATTGGGATACGCTCAAAGATATGCCGTCACCTAGTGATGCTGCGAAAGTAAATGAACCTGTAGTACAAGAAACCAACCAACCTGTAGCAGAACAGCCAGAAGGCGACAAATCTATGGTAGGTAAAGCCTTAGATTGGATGATGAAACCCGAACCTCAAAAACCAGTAGACACTTCAATTGATAATCAAGAATTATCAACCACTGAAGAAGCCTATCAACGTGCCAAGAAAATTGCGGCTGAACTTTATAATTCCACTATTGAACCTTATCGAAAATCCGTAGAGGATTTATCTTTATCAATGGGTAAAGGCTTAATAAGTGTTCCCGAATTTATAACAGGTGTTGCTGATATAGCCAGTGGGGGTAAAGTAGGTAAAGCCTTAGAAGACAGTGGCGTTAACTTCCAAGAAGCAAAAGACTGGTTAACTTCTCGCCAAACTTTAGAAGAACAAGCGGCTGCAAAAGAACGAGAAAGCGAACCTACATTTGGTGGAACAGTTAAATCAATGGCAATGCACCCATTGTCAACTATTAACGCGGCTGTTGAATCAATTCCAGCGTCATACGTTGGTGGGCGAATCGGTCAAGCAGTTGGTGGGATAAAAGCATTAGGTAAAGCCAGCGGAATGCTTGGAGCAGGTGCAGGTGAATTTATTGTCGGATCGGGACAAGCAGAAGAAGGTATTCGTCAACAAACACCAGACGGGCTAACCACACCAGCACAATCAGCCTCAGCGGTAGGCGCAGGTGCAGCAGACGCATTCTTAGCAGGTATTGGTAGCGTAGCCGCTAAGAAATTAGGTATATCAGATATTGATACCTTATCAGCAGGAACAGGTGAAGCATCGAAAACTATTAGCAATCTGTATAAACAAGTATTGTTAACAATGGGTGTTGAAGGGGGTGAGGAAATATCTCAATCGGCTGCTGAAAAGGTTATTGAAAACTATGCGTTAGATAAACCAAGTCTATTTGAAGGTGTACCAAACGCTGCGGCAATAGGCTTAGTTACAGGTGCGACTATGGGCGGAGGTCACGCTTTAATAAGCGAACTGGAAAAAGATAAACCTCAACCCGAAGGCACACCAATTGCAGAATCAATGTTGCGCGGTGGATTACCAACAAGTGAACCTACTCAACCTCAAACAGAACCGCCTGATAATGAAGCCCTAAGAGCTTATAGGGAAGTTTTCAGTGATGCGAATTTAAACCCTACCCCACCTGCTCAAGCGGTAGATACCACAGCGCCTATTGTTGACAATGAAACTATTGCCAAAGATGTAATTAATTCAAATACACTTGATGACGCACTCCAAACATTCAACAATACCGTAGAAGCAAACACCTATGGGCATGAAGTGAATATGGAATATGCAAATAAAATTGCAGACAGATTCACTAGTAAAAAAGAAATTGAAATTCAAGATAAGGATTATCAAGATTCAGTTCAATTAGAAAATCAGCTTTCAACCGTTAGGGATGAGCTTGCTTACAAGAAATTCCAAACAGCATTTGAAGAATCAAATCAACAGGCATCAAAAGAAGAATTTGATGCGTTAGTTGAACAAGAAATTCAAGATAAAAATCAACAACTTAAATCTGTTTTAGACCAACAATCAACGCAAAGAGCGCAAAGATTTGAAGCCAGTGTCCCATCAACTAATACCGTTATTGAAAATGAACAATGGGCAAGAACTCGTAACAATCGTAATGCCATTATTCAAATGGTATTCGATAGAAACCTGCCTGCTGAAAATATTTTCCCTGCCATTAAAGCAGAATTAAAACGTCAAGGCTTTAACGATACGCAGTTATCGCAAGATGATATTGAAGCCTATACGTTTTTAAAAGAATACCCACAAGCTAAGGTCGAACCAGCTCCACTGCAAGTGATCCCAACATCAGTAAATGAAATGGATGTTGAATCGCTAATCAAGGAAAAACCTCAAGCAATTCAAACTGAGCAATTATCACCTGCGTTATCCAAAGTAAATGAATGGGTAAACAATGGAGCGACTTATAAAAATGGAATGCTCATTGATTCTAAAGGTAAAAAGTTTGTACTTAACAAAGCTCAACGTGACTACTATTTAATGTCGCGCTCTAGTCCATTGATGCAAACACCTGTTGCTATGGGCGAAGGTACGGTTGAAACACGTCGAGGTCAAGAGCAGATTAGTGGTGTGGAAGAACCTAATGCGCCAACAGCAGAAATACCTGTAGCAGAAACACTAATAACAGAAGTTCAAACGCAAGAACAACTTCAAAAACTAATGAATAGTTTTCAAGAAGGGGATGTGATTGTTACAGATACAGGTGATAGATTTGTAATTGAAGGTGTTATAAAAAGAAAAAATGGAGAGGTTGCGGCAGTTATAATCCCCCCATCTGAAGAAGAAGGAAGTAAACGATTTACCCTAGATATTGATGGTGTTAATGCGTTTATTAATCCTCAAGGGTATTATGACCAAAAGACAAATGAACGAAAACTTAGCGGATTTGGAAAAGTTGAAAGAGCAAAACCAACAGCAGAAATGCCAACAGCAGAAATGCCAACAGCAGAAACGCCAACAGCAGAAATACCTGTAGCAGAAACTCCAACAGCAGAAAATAAAAAACTGTATGAGTTAACTCGTGAAGAATATGCAGTAAGATTCCCAACAGCTAAGGAATCAGCCTATGACGATACTATTCGCAATGCTGTAACTCTAGGTGACTTAACACAGGAACAAGCTGATAAAGTTTTAATCAGAACATGGTCTGGGCAAAAAGAATTTTGGGCAAAAACTAGAAGTGAACTTGAGCAAGAAAAGAAAGATAGCACTCGTAGGTTAGTTAAAGAAAAAGCGCAATCTAAAAAGAACCCTACTTACAATGTAAAATGGGCGCAAAAGTCTGAAGATAATTCTCGCAAAATAGCTATTGAGCAAAACAAAAAACAGTATGATGAATTACTAGCAGTTCATAAAGAACGTGTTCAAGAAGCACTTGATGAAGGTAAACCTGTACCCAAAGAAGTGTTAGCTGATTATCCCGATTTAAAACCAAGCGTTGAAGTTACAAATCAAACACCAGTAGCAGAAACGCCAATAGAGACCAAACAACAAATTAATCCAAAAATTGCAGGTAATTTGAAAAGTGGTGACATTGTAGTTGATGTAAACGGAAAAGAGTATTTGGCGCAAAGCGCTCGACAAGATTACTTAGAAGCGTTTCCAATTGTAAATGGCAAAGCGGATGTTTCAAAAGATACATTAGTAACATTTCATTTAAGAGATGCAACTAAAGATGCGTTTAAAGAACGTAACAACACGCCTATTTTTACAACAGGTAAAAATTTATATTCTGAAACACCAACAACAGAAACGCAAGCAGCAGAAACACCAGTAGCAGAAACACCAGTAGTAGAAACACCAGTAGCAGAACCCAAAGGAACAATCAACAACCCTATTCTTAGAAAGAACGGTAAGCCATTTACTAGTCAGCAAGGAGCGCAAACGCACATTCGCACCAATCCAGAATTATCTAAGGATACTCACACTTGGGTAAAACTTGGCGATGAGAAATACGGTATTGTCACTGAAGACCAAGTGGTTAGAAAACCAACAAAACCTGCTGCCAATAACCTACGGGCACTAACTGGTTTAGAACCTATTGAAACTGCTATTGGTAAACTTGGCGGTATCAATCGTGAGATGGCGAATAAAGCAGGTTTTTCTGATTTTAAAGGTTGGTACTTTACTAAAACAAGTTCCGAAGGTTTTGATGGAATGGCGTTACGATTAGCTGATAGGGGTTATGACGTTGATGGGGAAAACGATTTAATTGCTAAATTAGATCAATCATTAAATGCAAGGCTATTTGGTAGGGGGCAACAAGTCTATACGTCCCAAGGACTTGATAACGATATTGCCAAAATGTTAGCCGATAGAGAGGATGATTTAGAACAGCAACAACAAGATGAACTTTTAAATACCTATACAAATGAAGAAGTTAACGCAATTTTAGATGCGCAGACGCAAGCTGAAAAAGATAAACTCATTGCAGATATTAAAGCAGAAAAGAAACGTAAAGCTGATTTAGAAGTCGATACAGTAGTTGATGAAATGCTCGGTAAAGGCATGACAACTTCTGGTGATTTGTTTGCACCAGAACGTAAGGGCAAAGCTACCGTTGGGCGTGAAGTGACAATTGAAGGTGAGCAACTTGCTAACTCACCACTTGAGCTTAAAAAACTTTATCCTAATCATTGGTTCTATGGGAATAAAGGCGCTCAAAGTAAATTTGATGAAACTGAAATTGATTATGAAACCCAATACCCTAATCTTGAATCGGTTTCATTAATCAATACAGATAGCAATATCGGTGGATTCTACGATCAAGTTGAGCAGGCTATTTATCAAACAAGTCAATCTGATCGCACCACAATACACGAACTCGGTCACGCTATTCATCACCAACTACTGAATTACCGCAAATTAACTGAGGATGAACGCGCTACACTTAAAGAATTAATTCTAGGTGATGCGGAAGCTAATCATCCTTATTTAGCAAGTGATAAAGAACTTGTGGCTGAATTCAATCTGTATGCACACGTTTTTCCAGTCAAAGCCAAAGCCTATGCACCAGAGCTTTATAAAGAGCTTGTAGGCGGCAGAAAAGATGTAAGCATTAAGTTAGGTAGCCAAGATAATAAAGCACTCACAGCAGCGCTTAAACAGGCGAATGTGACTATTGAGAAAGGGTATGGGGATGAAGAACAAATCAAACCTAAACTTACTCAAAAAGAATTAGATGATTATGATAAATATAAAGTTAATAGATATAATGAAGATAAAAATAATGTTATTAATTTTTTAGATGAAATTGGTGCATGGACATCTAATCTTATGAAAGAATCTAAAGATTTTTTAGTTGTTCCAATAGTTTCAATTAATAAAAATATTAGATTTGCATTAGTTTCAAAAGCCTATCCTGCTGTAAAACATGGATCGATTATATTTTTAAATGACGATGGTCAAATAGCAAAGGCTAAAAGTTATAGTCGCATTGCTAAGAATTTATTTGGTAAAGAAAAAGGTAGAGAAATAATATTTGATGATAATTTAAATTCAGAGGTTTTATCTGAATATAAAAATGATTTGGCATTTAATGCAGGACTTAGTTTTCAGTCAATTGTTGATAAAGTAGATAGTTTAAAATCATTATCTCACCTTACTACTTCGGAAGATCGTGCTTCTCAGTTAAAAGATATTTTAGGGGATGTTTGGACTAAAGCTGTTGATAAATCTAATAAATCAAATATCAAATTCAGCAAAGCCAAATCGCAGCAACGCCTTGCACCTAATGGTAAACCATCAAACTTAAATGCGGTTCAATACGAGCAAGTTAGAACACCAGAATTCAAAGAGTGGTTTGGTGATTGGGAAAATGATCCAGAAAATGCTTCAAAAGTTGTTGATGAAAATGGCGAGCCGTTAGTGGTTTATCATGGTACAAAACAAATTGATATTGAATCATTTAAAAATGTTAGAAATCCTAAAGATTGGGGAGATGTATTTAAGCAATACAAAGAAGAAGGCGGTATCCCCTATTCACTTTATCGATATGGTTTCTTTTTCTCACCTGTAAAAGAAATTGCTAATAATTACACTGGTGATAATACGGGTACGCTTTACCCTGTATTTGTATCTTCCAACAATCCTATATTTGTAGATTATTCTAAAGCAAAAAATAAATTACCACCTTACGCACCATTAGGTGAAAAAAATACAGATGGTTTGATATATCATAATAATGATTTTGATAAGGTATTAGAAATAGCTGTTATTGATCCTAATCAAGTTAAATCTGCTATAGGTAACACAGGTGCGTTTAGCAAGGAAACAAATGATATTCGATTCAGCAAAACAGCTAAAAAGGTTTTAGATGAAAACCCATTGGCTATTATTCACAATCTCAGCTTAAGTAATTTGACCCATGCTGACAAAATGGGCGGTATCGCTGTACCTAGTGTGGCAGTTATTAATCAAAAGCATCCATTGAGTGGCTTTGGTGAAATTACTTTAATTGGGGATACCTCACAATTTGCGCCAGAAGTAAATGCTAAAAATAAATACTTTAATGCAGATGTGTATTCTCCACGTTATCCCCAAGTAACTTATGTTGTTGATTCCAAAACACTTAATAGTGCAAATGAATCGTTATCAGACGATACTAAAGAATTGGCAAAAGCAATTGGCTATAGAGGTTTAATTAACGCATCGTCTATTGAAGATAGAGGAGTGTTAAAAGGATTGCAAGATAGCGTGACTTTAAAATATGAGTTTTTAAAGTCAATCGGCAAAGCGCCTAAAATGCAATATAGACCCAACAAAACTCCACCTGCTAGTATGAAGAAATTTATTTCTTCAAAAGTTGATGCAATGGAATTGGAAAACGATACTGCGTTTGTGCAAGCAGTCGTTGATATTTCAAATGAATCTATTCGAGTTAGAAATGAGCGTTTAAATCAAAACCGCAAATACATTGCAGTCGATAGTCAAGAAGCGTTAAACCTAGCATCTGCTTATCAATATAATATTAAAGAATTTCGAGATCAAAAAGGAGCGCAAAAATCAATTGATGAATATGCGACTTCTAAATTGATTCGTGAAAAAACCAATCAAGCTCAATACGAAAAATGGCTAGTTGAAAATTACAGTAATCTTGTATCTGACGAACGTATTTTTAATGGTTATACCAGTTCGGGTAAGCGCGTTTATTTGCCGCACAATCTCGACACAGTTGTGAAGCTGATGACTAAAACCATAAAGGGCGGTGAAAACGTTAGTTATGGGATAGGTACAATTCGCGCATATACCGCAAAACAATTTAAAACTGTTAAGCAAATACAAGATGCTCGCGGAGATATTGTTAGTGATGAAAAATTAGCGCAGTTAAAAGAAGAATTAGAATCTGAATTTAATTCTATTTCAGATGAATTAAGACCGTATTCTGATTATTCTGATCCTAGTGCAACGGATGCATTAAGTGACCTTGTGTCAAAAGGCTTACGGGCATTTAAAGAATCTTATCAAAATGTACCTGAAGAAACGATGACTAAAGTGTATAGTTTCTTAGATAAACTCAAAAATATGCCTGCGCATTATTTTGAAGGGAAAATAGGACGTGCTGTTGATATTGGCGAATTCTCCGGTGCGTTAGTTCCAAAAGGTAAAGAGTATGATGAAGCGGTTAAAATCCTAAATGCTAATGGTATTACTAAAATTAAGCGTTATACCGAAGGCGATGCACAAAGCCGCAGTGATGCGCTTTTAAACTTTAGTGATTTACTGTTTGGAAAAAATCGACAACCTGCTACCAATACTCACACCGAGCAATCTTTAAAAGAAGGTTTGACCAAAGCCGGTGACGATGCTTACGGTAAAGGCTGGACTGATAAGTTACTTAGCACAGGGATGTTTGAAATTATCTCTGACGAACAAGCACAAGCGATTATTGAAGAATCTACCGGAACTAAATTTGCATTAGTTGGAGATCGTTCCGCAGCAAACACCCAAATTGATACAACAATGGGGGCGTATGCCGCTGTTGCTAGAAACTTATTTGCAAAAATACCAAACCTTAAAAACATATTGGATTATGGTGCGGGGAAAGGACGTGGTACGGCAAGTGTTTTTAGAGCGTTGACTAATAAGGGATTGGATGTAAATGTAAAATCTTACGAGCCCTTCCCAGAAAATTGGGCAAAATCATTAACAGACGAACCCGATTTTACAAATGCCGATAATATTAAAGACGGTAGTCAAGATGCGGTAGTAAATCTAAACGTATTAAATGTTGTCCCAAGAGCAATTAGAGATGATATTGTAAAAAATATTGGGCGAATTTTAAAAGATGGAGGTGTTGGGGTAATTAGTAGTCGTCGTTGGAAAGGTGATGTCGATACCATTAAACCTGCAAATTCAAAAGCGGGTGAAGAACCCAATTCTTTTTATGTTACTCGTAAATTAAAAGGCGTTGAACAAACTAATTATCAAAAAGGCATTGAGCCAGACGAGTTAGTTGCTTATGTTCAAGAATTACTTCCAGATTTTGATGTTAGAAAAATTAACGGCTATGGTGCAAGCGCGGTAATTATTCAAAAATCTGGCGGCACGCCTATTTTAGATTCAATTTTAAAACCTGTTAAAAAAGAAAAAGTTGAAATTGGTTCTGCTGAAACAGAAGCGCTTAGAAAAGAAGCAAAAGAGTTAGGCGCAGGAGAAAGATATTCTGAATTTGGTGTCGGTAAAAAAATGGGGGATGAGGTGTATCTTCATAGAGATTATGAAGGGGTTCTCCCACAAGGCGATTTAGCGGATGCTAAAGAACGTATTGATGATTTTGAATATAACCTTATTCGTTATAATACTAAAACTGGTGCAATTGGATTTTTTAATTCGCCCGATTTTGATACTTCGCCCGAACCCATTAACGGTAATTTAATTGTAGTTGAACCAGACGGGACAATACGGACGGTAGATTTAAATAAAAACCCAGATAAACAGGCTATCTATCACCATAAATGGGAATGGGTAAAGGACGATTATGATGGTTTTGATGTTAAACAAAGTATTGAGCGATCTATTGGATGGCAAAAAGTAGTTAACCGCGAAGGTATTGATAGAAAACGTATTGGCTTTCAAGGTGTTTGGCAAAATGAAGTATTGCAACCTTTTGATATTAAGTACAGCAAAAACGGTGATATTGAAGCATTCTATAATCCTGCTAACGGTAAAACGTATTTTGTCGCAGAGAACATTGATAAAGCAACTGATTTACATTATTTAATGATGCACGAAGTTAGTGTGCATATGCTTAAAATGGGAGCTAATGAAGCTGAATTTGAAAATTTCTTAAAAGAAACTGACAACTTAGTAAAAGTTAAAAACCCAGCGGCTGTTAAGGGTAGACAAGATGCGTTAGATGCCGATACTCCAGAAGAAGATTTGCGCGAAGAAACACTTGCCTATTTAATTAAATATGCGCCCAAACTCAAAATTGTTCAAAGATTCAAAGCATGGCTCAAAAATGCACTTCGCAATATGAGTAAACTATTCCCTGCTTCACAAAAGCTAGGATTCATTCAATGGGCAAATAACCTAAGTGACCAAGATTTACTTTACATTGCTGAAGCGACATTGCGTAAAGCACCAGAGATGTTGGTTGCGCAACGACAAGATACTGGGAATGTAAAATTCAGCCTTGCTCAAAACGAAGAAAACCTTTTCAATTTACCTGCTGAAACTAAATTCCAATTTATGCGCAAATGGATTCAAGATGATTTATTGAGAATCCGCGTTGTAATGGATAAGATTAGAGAACAAGGTGGGAAAGTCGATGAAAGCAATGACGTGGTTCTTGCTATGGAAGCTGCGGGTAATATCGCAGCAAACCAATTGGAAAATCTTAAAGAGCGTTTCATTCAACCGCTAATTGATAGAATGGCGAAAATGAATGTAAACAAAGATGAAATTGGTTTACTTCTTTATGCTAAAGGCGCTCCTAGTCGTAATGCTTACATCCAATCTATCAATCCTACATTTCGTAAATTAGGCGAAGGCGGTAGCGGTATGACTGACGCAGAGTCAGCGGCTATTATTGAAAGATATAAAGAAACAATGGGTGATAAATACCCAGAGTTTGAAAAGTTAGTTGATGATTGGCAAAACATTCAAAACATAGTTAAACGAATCTTAGTGCAATCGGGTGACATTTCACCAGAGCAAGCAGAGGCATGGGATAATGCGTCAGATTATCATGTTCCAATGAAGGGTTTTGAAGAAGTTGACGAAATAACCGGTAAAGCAACTAAAAAATCTAGTCGTGGGAATATCGGTCAAGGTTTCTCTATATCGGGTAAATTTGATAGACGCGCATTAGGTCGGCAATCTCGTGCTAGTCAAATTGTCGAAAACATTGTGATGAATTTAGAAAGAGCGGTCATTCGTTCTTCTAAAATGTACACACAATCAGTGCTTTACAAGTTAATTGAAGATAATCCCGATGCTAAGTTATGGGAGAATGAAGTTACTCCAATGCAACCGGTAATGGGTAAATCCAAAGCGCAATACGTCATGTACTTCAACGGCAGTGAGATTGGTCAACGCGATACACTAAAAGATGCCCGTCGCTACGTTGAAGCAGAAACAGCGCGAACAGGTCAATCTAAACGTGAATATGAAATTATTAAAGTAGGCGGTGAACCTCAAGTTACTTTGATTAAAAAACCTTATGACCAAAATGAAGAAATATCATATTGGCGTAATGGTAAACAAGTTCGTATTACAGTTAACGATTCGGAATTTGTTCAAGCGTTTAATAGATTAGGGGATGAGAACATTTACTCCATGTTTAAGGTCATGGGCGCTTTTAATAGATTCTTGCGCCATGCTTATACAATTTTAAACCCTGTATTTATTATTGCCAATGGGGTGATGGTTGATCCGGCAGTTGCTTTATATACCAACACAGCTAGAAAGGGATTTAAATACGCATCCACTGTTTTAGCTAAAACGCCTATAGCTTCTTTGCAACTTGCTAAATACATGGCAAAAGGAACATCGGGCAATGCGCAGTGGGATAACACAATCAAATCTTACCTTGATAACGGTGGTAAATCTGGCGCAGCCTTTATTTCAAGCATTGAGCAAAAAGCTGACGAACTTAACTTAGCAGTTTTAAAATCAAAAATGACGGATACTAAATTTTATGAATATCCACTTGATAAATTAAAACTGATGGTTGTAGATAATAAACTTGCTAACTTAATGAAATATTTAGGGGAAGTTGGTGAAACTGCAACTCGACTGTCTACATTTAAAGTTGCTGTTGATAACGGTATGACTCCGCAGGAAGCCGCTAAAATTGCACGAAACGTAACTATTAATTTTAATCGACGAGGTATCGTTGGTCGTGAACTTGGCGCTATGTATTTGTTTTTAAACGCATCTATCCAAGGTACTGAAAATTTAATTGATGCTACTATTCACGGAGAGCATAAAGCGCAAGCTACCGCGATACTTTCAACTTACGTTGCATTAGGTTATTTAATAGCACTACTTGGTGGAGATGATGGGGATGATGATTTGATTCCCGAAGAAGAAAAAAATAGATATGTCAGCATTGTATTGGATAAAGAAACCGGACTTCGCGTCAATTGGAAACTTGCCTACGGTTTATCGTTCTTTAAGGATGTTGGTACAGCAATCCATAGAATACAAGCAGGGGGTGATGTGGAGAAAATTACCAATAAATTGATGTCATCTTTCTTTGGTAACTTTGCTTATGTCAATCCAATGGTGTCGGGAGAATGGGATTCTAAAGATTTAATAGCAGGTATGATTCCTACCTTTGGGCGAATTCCTTATTCGGTTATTAATAATAGAAACCAATGGGGTAAACCTATTTATCCAGAAGATGTTTACAACACCACTGTTCCAGATAGTGAAAAAGAATGGTCTACAACAAGAGGTACGATGTATTCCGATTTTGCTAAATGGATGAACAAAGTCACAGGCGGAACAAAAGTAGAATCTGGCTTGGTAGATATGTCTCCCGAAACAATGAAGTATTTGACAAATGCGCTTACCGGATCGGCAGGAACGCAAGTTTATAAATTTGTAAACTCTATTTACACTTCTTCAATGAATGCTGAAGAAATGGGATTACATAATTTACCTGTCGTATCGGGGTTTGTTAAAGAAAACACTATTGACTCTTATCGTAATGTTTATAACTCACAACGCAAAGAAGCAAAAGATATTTACGATAAGTTTAAAAAGTATGAAAAATTAGGCGATGATGAAGCTACTGATAAATTTACCAGTAAACATCAACCTACGCTCGACTTCTACGATGAAACTAAATCAATTATCAAAGAGGTAAAAGATTTGCGAGATAAGCAAGATGAAGCGCGAGTTGAAGGCGATAAAGCATTAGTCAAAGAGCTTGAAGCCGAAGAAAAACAACTATTGATTGAATACAGTTACCAGTATAATCAACGTCAGTAGTAATCACTTGGCGCTACATACCGTAGCGCCCTTTAACTAGGAAAAGAAGATGGAAGAATTAGCAGTTACAATTACACGCGATGCTCAAGGTCAATACACTGTTGAGAAAGAAAATAACCAAGAACAAATAGCTGAAGGTGGAGAAGGCGCAGCAGAAAATGGTGCCGAAGGTATGGGCGCTGGTGTTCAAAAAGCGCGTGACCTTAACGATGCTTTGAAAATTGCCAAAGGTCTTTTAGAAGGTGGGGAATCAGCAAG